CGAATGAGGCCAACAGATAGCAAATTACTATCCACATTATCAAAGCAATTGTTTCTTTTTTCATATAGAGAATTCGAAGTTGTTTTTTACCATTAATTCAGTTAAGCCCCAAACTAGGGCGTCAACTCTGTCAGGGCTTTTTCCTTTGTCAGGATCAAAAGTAACCATTTGCGATTCTAAAAGCGGAAAACTTCCAACGTGATATATTTGGCCTTGCTCATATAACGAGTAAACAGGCTCAGCTCTCACGTATTTTCCTTTTGTTGCTGTTACTAGTTTAATCCTAAAATTACTTCCTTGCGATTTCAAAACTGCTTCGACCATGTCGCCGCCTTGGTTTTTTTCCGCTACTATACAGTCAGCGTTCCAACGGAAGGCCGCATCTGTTGAAACGTTCGCCCAATGATTTGGCGAGTATTTTCCGCTTAAATCTTCCAGAACGTATCCAAAGCCTTCAGAATCTTTGCCTACTACTATTATTCCAGTTTCATCGCTGTTCATGTTGGCCGTTGTGGCGGGATCAATTGCCACAATTATTCTTGTGAGATTTGGGGCTTTGTCGATTCTAGCTTTTCCAATTATCGCTCTGTTCCATAGCATTCCCTCGGCGTCATCCAACCAAGTCCCCAAAAATAGGTGTTCATATCTTGCTCGGTTTTCTACTTTGGTTTTTTCCGCTGCTTGTATGAATGAATCGCTTAAATTCTCTTTGTTATCTAGATAGGTTGTGTGTATATAGGTTGTATCCTTTCGTTTCTTCTTTACAAAGTCGTTAAAAATCCAGTGCGACTTGTAAGCGGGATTCATTACAAGAATAACACGGTTAAAGTTTTCTTTCGCTCGTATTGATAGGTCCACTTTGTCAAATACGTCCCTGTCTGTTAGTTCCTCGGCTTCGTCAATTACCCAAGTTGATAAACCAGCAATACTTTTCAGATTAGCAGTATTTACGCCTGAACTTGTTTTGATTCCACGGAATAGAATCTTTGATCCTGTCAATTTATTAATGATTTCGGACTGTGTTACCTCAAAATCGTTTTGTTTTCCCATTATTTCGATTTTGTCTAAAAACTCGGGGATAATCGAAATAAATGCACTCACTAAAGTGTAACGAGTAAAAAGTATTACATGGCCTTTTTCATAGGTAAGATTAAGAAGAAACAACGCCAAAGTCCAAGACTTACCAGAGCCACGGCCTCCCGTTATAAGATAATATCTTGTATCGGGCTGTTCATAGAAAAGCGGTTTGTAGTCCTCCAATAAGTTGATCATTTGTTTTCCTTGTTATTTAAGGCGATTTCTTCCAAGTCCTTAAAATCCAATATTTGCGGGCTTTCTTCTTCTTCTTCGCTTATTACCTTAGCCGATTCTATCGCAATATTCTTCCCAATCCACTGAATGGGCGGGGCGATCTTTTCGCCGTTGGTTGTAACGTCTATTTGTTGTTTCGGCAATCCAAACCGATAAGATAACCAAAGTTTAATCGCTTGCGTATCGCCTTGTTGACATTTAAATAAAAGGGCCTTCCAAATTTCATTTGGTACGCTGATTGCGTCCATTTGTTCAATTAGCTTGACTTCCAATATTTTCGGCTTTCTACCGGCTCCTGGTCTAGCTCCGCCATTTTGTCCCATATCTTACAAAGGTTTGCAAAAGTGAAAAAAACTGATTATTCACTTCCAAAGGTAAACGAAAAAAAATAAAAAAAAATAAAAAATATTAATACAAGGTATTGCATAACATTACAAAGGTTTGTATATTTGATAAGTGATAACATTAAAACAGAGAAACAAAATGGAAGCCAAACCCAAAACACTAAAAATCAGGATCACAAAAATAAGTAAAGATTTTTTCGAAATCTCTTTTATTCGATTAAATAAAAAAGGCCATATTATTGATGGTTGGGAACGTTTCATTTATCAAAATGATCAATTTATTTTTAGTGATAACGAAAGGCTACCTTCATTAAGTAAAAGAATGAAAGTAAAAGAATCTTATTTATTGGAAATATTTAAAAACGAATTGGATGCAGTTCCAAATATTTTAAACGAAAAAAAAATAAAATAAATTAAATAAAACACTTGCTTTGAATTACAAAAGTTTGTAAATTTACTTAAGAATTAGAAACAATCACACACACTAAACAAACAAAAAAATGGACTTACTAATTATTGCAATCGGAACAGCTTTGATTTTCACACTTACAACAATTTTAACCCTAGCAACAGAAACAAAATGAAAACTTTAATTCTAGTCATTAAATACATTATCGCCCTTTTGCCTATGTTTTTACTAGGCTACTTATTCGGAACACTTTAAACACTAAACAGACAAAACCATGAACACACAAACACAAACTTCACTTGGATACTTGGACGCAAAATCAAAATCAATTGTTTGGGCCGCATACGCTGAACACTTCGCGGGCGAAGAAATAATGGAAGAAGGATTTAACATAAACAGCGGGAATGTGTATATAGCCCTAGAAAACGGGATCACAATTGCGAGCGCCTTCGGCCACAATGCTGATTTTTATATCTATGATTTTGACAACGATTTTGAGTTTGCCTTCGAATCAATCGAAGAATTGAACGAGTTTTTACAAAATAGATAATTAAAAAAATTAATAAAGTAAAAGGGGCTAATTAGCCCCTTTTTTTTTCGTGATAAATAAAAAAAATAAATAAAAATAGTTGCATAGAATTACAGAAGTTTGTAATATTGTATAACACTAAACATACACAAAAAATGGAAAATTTACTAGGTACAGGAAACACAAAATTAAAAAAGACCGCAAAAGAATTCGGCGTCAAAATCTTCAATTTTTCAATTCCCGCGGGGAATGATAAGTTAACTGGTAAAATTACTTGTCCTTTTGCGGGATCTTGTCTTAAACTTTGCTATGCAAAAAGAGGGATGTATCGTTTCGGAAATGTTGAACGGGCCTTAAGCAAAAGATATCAAGCAAGCAAGGAAGCTGATTTCGTGCAAAGAATAACTAATGAACTTGCAAAAGTTAAAAAAGGGATTCAAGTATACGTACGAATCCACGACAGCGGCGACTTTTACAGCCCCGCATACTTTGCAAAGTGGGTAGAAATCGCACGACTTAATCCGTCCGTCCGTTTTTATGCATACACCAAATCGCATTCTTTTATTAGAGGGATCGAATTACCAGAAAATTTAGACTTAATTTTTAGCCTTGGATCAAAAAATGATGAATTGATAAATACAGAAACAGAAAGACATTCAAAAATCTTTTATTCAGCTGAGGAAATGAAGAAACAAGGCTATACCGATTCTTCATATTTGGATATCGTGGCAACTAAATGGATAACTGAAAACAATAAAATAGGCTTAATCATTCACTAAAAACCACTTTGGAACATTGGGCGGAATCGTTTTCCGCCGTGGCTTCTATTTAAACATCTTATAAAAATAACGGCCTAAAATTAGCCGTTTTAAGACGTTCAAAATTTTAACAATACATTACCATTAACAAAAAAAGATCGCTTGTATACGGGCTTAAAAATGGCCTAATAAACCAGGCGGGCTAAGGTAGTAAAAAACCAAAATAGTAGTGGAAAATAAAACCAGTAGTGGAAAATAAAACCAGTAGACGAAATCCAAAGTTAGTGGAAAATAAAATGCCTAGTGGAAAATAAAACCAGTAGTGGAAAACAGAAATAAAGTAGACGAAATAGAACCAGTTAGAACCAGTTCAAAAAACATAAACGAAAACAGAGACAAAGTAAAACGCTAAACCAGTAGACGAAATCTAAGCAAGTAGTAGAAATTAAAACCAGTAGTGGAAAACATAAAAAACCTGGGCCAGTAGTGGAAATTAAAACCTAGTGGAAAACATGAGGGGAAAAATATGCCTAGTGGAAAATAAAATCGATAGTGGAAAATAAAATCGGTAGACGAAAACAAAATTTTCCAGGCAGTAGTGGAAATTAAAACTGATCCGCATCGGTAGTGGAAAATAAAATCGGTAGTGGAAATTAAAACCATTCAAATAAAAAACTTACCGCTAGTGGAAAACAAAAATAAATTTTACAATTCACTTGCAATCAATCTACAGAAGTTTGTACCTTAGCATTACACTTAAACACACA